AGTTTGTTAGCGCGCTTGGGTTAGAATACGTTGTACTAACAACTTCTAAAGTTAGTCTGACGTAATAGTTTTTGCTATTGCCTATAACTATTGGTTCTAGGTATGGGTCACTAGCTAAAATTAGGGCTGCTGGTGGGATTATAATTTCTGGTACGTGGTCGTATGCAGAATATTTAGTGTTATCTGTTATTGCTGCTTTAAGGTCTGCTCGTAAGGTGCTAAGAGGCATAACTTAACCTACTTGACTATTAGGGTCAATATATTTACTAATTAAACCTGTAACTTTGTACAAAAGGGTTCTGCCCATTCTGTAAGGTGCTGGGGTAAAGTCTAGAGCTTGTTGTGTGCCACCTGCAGCTAGTCTTGATTGGAATACGTCAATAGCAATTTGTAGGACTGCTTCTTCTATAGCTGCGTTGCCGTTGTATTGTGAAAGGTCGTTTTCGGCTGCAATACCGTTAGGAATTATGTTATAAAATTCTTTGTGAACTGGTACGGCTGCGTTTGTTATCTTAAAAGTGTATGGGTCTACTATTTCTGAAATTGTTTTGTTGCCGTTTACGTGTGCTTCAACACCTGAAATGGCTACTGTTTGTCCTTCATAAAATTTGTGTTCTCTTGTTGTGTGAATTGTTGTTTCGGTTGCTATTGGGCAAGCGTGTTTATCTATTCCGACTTTCCATTGGATAAGAAAATCGCCGATAGCGTCTTCTGATGTGTCAATGATTGCGTTTAGTGCTGTGTCATCGTAAAGAGTATTTGGAACGCCGAGTACAGCTCTTAGTTGTGCTGCTGTTACTAATTCTGGCATTTCATTTCCTCTCGTTTAGGGTGAGGGTGGCACAGGGGCGAACCACCCTCACGTTTAGTTATTTATAGTTATGCAACCATAAATCGGTAAGCGCCAGCTGCAATTTTTGTTGCAATTGCGCCGTAGCCGTAGTAAGACACGTCGATTTGACCTGTGTTAATTACGTTTGTGCGTAGGCTTAAGCGTGGGCTTTCGTACCAAGTGTATGCATCTGGGTTTGCAATAATCATTGAGTTATCGCCAACTCCTGCAAAGCTGCGTGATACGTATAGGTCTAGTCCTGCAACGTTTCCACGTAGAGAACCAACTGAAACTGAACCACCGGCATTTTGAGGATTTACAGCGTTATAGATTGGACGACCTGCGTCGTTTAATCCCATAATTGCACCCCAAGCTGCTGGAGATACAACTAATGAACGAGCGAATCCTAGTGAGTTTGAATAGATAGAAGCTGCACCATCTGCAACGAAACCAAGAAGTCCTGCTGCGTTAAGAGTACGGTTTCCACCATCTGTTCCATTAGTTGCTAATGCTCCTGCTACTGCTTCGTCAGTTGCTTTAGCGTATGCGTATTCCATTTGACGAACTAATTCGTCAAAGAATGCAGGTGATGAACGGTCTAACAATTCTACTGAGAATGTTTGTTGTCCTGCGTATTTTTTAACAGAAACGGTAACGAAAGATGAAGCCATATCTGTTTCGGATATTGCGTCGCCTTCGCCTTCTTCTGCAACTGTTGGAGCAGTTGTAACTTTAGGGATTTCAAAAGACATACCTGCTGGTGGCAAAGTTGCACGTGAAATTGCATCTACTGCGCCACGGTCTGCGTTAGAAATTCCGTTAATAATTTCTTGTGATTGTGGGGTTGGAATAAATCCGGCGTTGTTGGTAGTTGTGTCAGCTGCCATTACATATTGACGGCTGTCTTCGTTTCCAAGTGCTGCACGAATGTTGTGTTCTAGGTAAGAAGCCTTTGAGTTAATTGGGCTTCTTGGTGCTGTGAAGATTGCAGGACGCACGTTGCGTTCTTGGGCTTCAACAGCTGGGGTTGCTACAACTTCTGCTGCAACTTCTTCTACTACTTCTGGGGTAACTTCGTTTGACACGATAGTTTCCTCGCTTTCTGTTGGTTGTTCTGATTCGCTAGCTGCGACATCAGTTATTTGTGCATATTCGCCAAATGCTGGGAATGTGACGTGTGAAACTTCTCTTAGAGTTGCTGCGTTGACAATAACTAATTCACCTTTAGTTACATAGTCATCTATCATCGCCCCTACAGAAAAGCCAGTTCTTAGCCCTTCCTGGGCTTCAGCAAGGGCATCGTCCCCGGCATTGGTTCTTGCTATTTTGAATACTCCAACGATTTTTTCGTTGTCTTCTTCATATCTTGATAATTTACCTATTGGTCTGGTCATATCGTGTTCGGTAAAAAGTTTTATACCTTCACCTATTTTTAATGAACCTGCTTTGAAAACAACATCGCCCATATTTGTATGACCGACTTTGTCTTCACCAAAAGGGACAATAACGCCGGTCAATTCACGTTTTGATGAATTAGCTGCGATAATGTCGGTTGAGAATTTAATAAAGTTATTCATTTATCAAATCTTCCCTTTCTCTTGCTTCCTCTATTTTCATTACACCTAAAGGAATAAGTTTGCTGTAAATGTCTGCGCGTTCTTGTGCGCTTGGTGAATAGAATTCTTCTAAATTGTATTTTACTATTGACCCTCTAGGAGTTATGTCCACGTCGCTAAGCCTTTGGGTGATTGCAGTCATTAAAGGACGTAAAGATAAATCTATAAGGCTTCTGCGTTCAGCTGTAACGTTGCTGTAAGTCATCGAAGCTGCACTACCACCTAAATAATATTCAGGTAAATTTACAGCTCTAGCAATTTCGGAGGCCATATATTGGCGACTTTGATTTAAGGTCAATTGTTCTGGGCTAAACCCTACTGACTGAAAATCAACGGTATCATTTACGAACGCAGTCGCGCGATTGTTGCGAGCCTCTTTCCAAGAATTTAATAGAGCTGTAACTCTTTCTGCCGGCATTGGCAAATTTGATTTTAAAATCATCGAAGGCACAGGCTCATCAGCAAAACGTCGAACGGCTTTTTCTAAAGCGTAAGCAGCTTGTATAGTTGTGCCTGCTCTTACAAGTAATCCTTCGTCGTAACCTGTAAAAGGAATCAAAGAACCTAAACCATAGTTAGGTACACGTTTACCGTCAACTGAATAACCTGTAACGTTGTAACCTTGATTGCTATTTAATCCTGTAAAATCTAATTCTCTTGTAACTCTTTGTACTGAAATCCATTCGGCGCTTAAAGGTCTGTTATCTGCGCCAAGTTCCATAATTCTTAAGTAACCTTGACCTGTGAATAAAATATCTTCTGCAAGAAATGTATATACAGCTTGTGCTGTCATACGTGGGTCTGGTTGTCTAATAAAAGGTGGGGTTGTAACTTTGCTGTTGTTTGATTCGCGTCTAACTTCTAATGGTAATGAACCAATAGTTGCGCACATAATGTTTCTAGCTCTTGCAACTGCTGGAACTTGCATAGCTTGTGCTCTTGTAATTGAGGTAGTGCCAAAGAAATCAAATGGTTGTGCTACAGCTTGATAATTGTAAGGGGCTACAGCAGCATCTATTTTGTTTACGCTGTCGTCAGGTTTTACACCTAGAAGATTTTGAAGGAAGCCCATAACTTCTAATTCTTTACCAAATCGTTATAATAGTCAAGCACCTAAACCACTACAATGTCTTGGTTTGAACCACGTATGCCGTACTGTTCGGCTTTGAATACAGCTAGTACCATTGAGATAGCAGCTGTTGATTGTTGTCGGCGCATAATATACCAAGCCCCTGACTCGTTTGCTTTTTTAATACAAGAGTTAACACTAGCTGTTAAGTCAGGTTGATTACTATGAGCAAGTCTACCACCACTCATAGCCGATAATGTTGCATCACAAGCCTGATAGTAATCACTTCCTTTAATGACTTCTGCGTTTATGCCTGCTTGTCTTAGCTTGGCAACAACTGAGTCACCACTAAACCTATTAGCAACTATTGCTTCGGCGTTGTAATGTTTAGACCACTCCGATACACGTCCAGCAATGATTAAATCATCTATTGCGTATTCTGATTCAACTGATTCCATTAAACCTACAGCTATTGAACCGTCGTCAAGTATTTGTGTTCCTGTTAATGCCCAACTTGTTCGTTCTGGTGATATTTCTAAACCTAACCAAGTTGATCTGTCTGGTTTAAGTTCTAGTATTGGTTGCATACAAGCATTCCAAGAACCAAGTGCCCAAGGGCTGTTCATTGTTGTTACCCACATACTTAAACACTCGGTCATAAAAACTTCTGTTGGGTCTGACATTCTGGCTTTAATTGCTGAAATGTCAATAGTGCGTCCTAATGCAGGGTTTGCTTCTTTCCAGCCTTCTACGTCGTTTAGTTTTCTGTGTGGTGCAGCTGACCATTCCATAAAGTTAATATCGTCTTCGGTATCTTTTTCAATTTTTTCTAAAGCACGCTGTCTGAGATTGTTTAGTACAACGCTTTGGTGGTCACCTGCGTTACTGATAAAGAACCCTTGAGAATTAGGGCGTGCTTGCATTGTGTAAGCAAGAGCTGAGTATGCGTCAAAGTTTTTATGTTGTCTTACTTCGTCCAGGTAAACAACGTCTGAGGATAAACCTCTAGCTGCGCCTGCTGTTGGTGCAATAATCTTGTATCTACAACCTGTCCCTTTAATT